ACTATCATCAATAGGCTTATAATTAAACGTACTCATTTCATAAACTCCAGATACAAAAAAGGGAGGAGGCGTAAACCCCCTCCCAAACAGGCTCGTAGACGAACCCCCAGTTATGCGATGCCACCTGCAAAAGCCATCGTTTCTTCGTGGTTGACTTCAAGACCAATCTCGCCAATCCATTGCCCTTTTTTCGAGTCTTGACCAGTCGCTTGAATATCCATCTCAGCTTTGGTCGCACGAAGCACACGCTCTTTAACACCTTTCGGGTTAATAACCATCATTGCTTTAGAAAGCTCTGGATGGGTATTGAATAGCGGGTGAGTCTTGAAGAAGATTTCACCTTGTGGCAGAACCCAACGAGTAAAGTTCATACCATAGACCGGAGTCGCTACTTTATCAAAGTTGATACGAGTGCTCGCAGAGTTACGTGCTAGCTTGTTCATCTTAGTCAACGCTGTGTTACCAACGAAAGCGATACGTTGGTTGCCAGCACCTTGACCGTCAAAGTTGAACACCTGCGCAAAGAAATCAATCAAAGTATCTTCTGTTGTCGCAGTTGTGCCGTTATTACCATCACCGAACATAGTACGGTTAGTTGTAATAAAACTTAACAGACCACCCATTGTACGTTCTGGTTTACCGTTATCACCAAGAGTCTCTGACTTACGACCGTAAATCATAGCCATTTCCATATCTCGGTAATAATCGAACATCTTACGTTTCTTATCATTAGTAAGAGCGTCGCCAGTACGAGCCTTAGTCTTATCAGCTGTATTGGTAATCTCGTAAGCTTTCTTGAAAATCTGACAATAGTTGTTCAGTTTCGTAGGGTTACGAGTGTTTGATTTAGGCGCTAACGAGCCTTCAGCAAACGAGGTACCAATAGCCGTTAAGTAAGACCCGTCAGCAATATCTGCTGCAACCGTACCTGCAAAACCACGTTGAACAGTCAACGCTGTGTCAACTGTCGGGTCAGCTGTAACTTTAACAATTTCGTTAGTCCACAAGCCACCTGCCGATTCTACAATCAACAAATCGCCTTTCACGAAACCAAGCGCACCTTCAGCCATAGACAACGTAGTGCTAGCTGCCAAAGAGTCAGCATTCAGTTGAATACGGTTATGCCCTAACTTTTCTTCCCACCATGAGAACTCAGGGTCACTTGCCCCTTCTGAACCCATCTTAGACATAAGCGCCTGTAAAGGTGCCTGACCGTTAGGCTCGAGCCAAAGGATAGTCTCACGAAAATCCTTTGGACGCTCGTCCGTGCCCCAGTCACCCGTACCGCGCAAACCTGCGATAGTAGCCATAGGAAATCTCCTTTAAAAATTAATCATCACTGTTTAGCAGCTCATCAATCTCAGTCTGCAACTGGCTGCGAGGTTGCTGACCTGCTGGTACACTCGACCGCGCTGGGGCTGTCGGAGTATGCGGTTTAGGGGGTTGTTTCTTTTGCACAGCTTCTTTCTTAGGAGCTGCTGCTTTCAAACCATAAGTAGTTTTTATCAACGTACCCAGTTTTGCTAAACGTTCATCCACACTCAAATCTGGGAAACGTTTCTTAATAATCGGAGCAAACTCAGCTATCGCAGCTTCTAAATCTTTTTGATTAAGCTGTGACAACTCTGGAGTTGTTTCCATAAACTTAGCTTGCATCGCTGCTTCAGAGGTACTCTGAACCTGCGCTTGTTGCATCATATTAGGTAAACTTTGCACAAATTGATTTTGCATCACTTGTACTTGCTCCATAATTTGAAGCGCAATATTAGAAGCTAAACGAGGCAACACTTTTTCTGGTGCTGTTACTAGAAGATTAGCATCATCATCCGAGATGGCAAACTGTTTCTCCAACTCAGCACGGAAGTTCTCCTTTAACTCAGCCAGCTTCTCTGGCGTCATTTCTTCCGTAACAGACTCTTCTTCTTTCACCTGCTCTTCTTCTTTAACAGGCTCCTCTTTAACCTGCTCTTCAACTACCTCGGGTTCTTCTTCCTCTTCTTTCGGAGTCCCTTCCTCCTCAACAACAGACTCTTCTTTTACGACAGGCTCTTTTTCAGGTTCTTCCGAGCCGTCTTCAAACAACCAGTCTAAATCATCACCACCAGTTTCTTCAACTACAGTATCTTCATTACCCCCAGCACCTGGCATAGGTTCATCTTCCGCGGGAGCCATCTTAAGCCAGTTATTACTCATAATCAGTTTCATTGCTGTATTCATCATCGAACCCTTTTAAAGTTTCCATTAAATCGCGACGTTCTCCCTCGAAGGTCGTCATATAAATATCTACTAGCTTATTTGCATGAACAAGCCCACTCAGATATTCTTTCTTTTGTGAAAGAGCTACGGCTCCATCCAAGCCGTAGTCCTCACTTTCCATCAACTCTTTCTGTTGAATTCTTATCGTCTGGTTAAGCAGCTCACAATAGAGCGGATAACCCGGACACTCCAGCAGCTGCTCCAGCATTAGTATTTTCTGGTTGAGGAGTTCCAATTGGCGCTCCACCTCCTGCCGTTGGGATTGTCGGTGATACTGGGACATTCGTTCCTCCTTGCTGAGGATTTAATTGGGATAAAGTAAGAGCCAAGATTTGCTCATCATCAAGCACTTGAATCTTCATTTTATCAATTCCTTTCAATCCCGCAAGTCTCGCCGTATAAGAGAAAATATCACCTAGACGATACTCCGCACCAATCACTGGATTGCTTGCAACCATCTGCATAATCTGCATCCAGAACTGCGCTTGCGCCATTCTATCAACAGGTAACGTACCATCAACAGCAACCAAGTCAAACTGTCCTGCAATATCTTCAGGGTTAACTGTAATACTCTGAGCCCCTTTGATATTATCTCCTGCAACCTTAACCTTCATCTCAACAGTATAAAGTTGCTGCGTACTAACAATCAGACTCTTCGCCAGATTTCTCAACCCGCCAACTGAAATAAAGTAAGCCAAATTAGCAAGCCTGTTACTTGCAAAGTTACTTGTACCTCTAAATTCAGTAGCACTACGTCTCGAGCTCGGTGCACTTTGACCAGCTACATCATCATTGATACCAACAATACGCTGCATATTACGCTCAACAACTTGAACATCTTGCAGGTTTTGCATGGTAACATCACTAACAGGTAACTGACTAATGATACTCCGCACATCCCTGCCATACGCCGTCGGTCTCAAGCGAATAAACTTACCAGGGTCTTTTCTTTCAACATCCTTCATAACAATAGCAGACGGGTCGCCAACAAACTGGTTGTTCATTACCTGTCTCTTATTGTACATATGACTATCGAACAGCCAAGTAAGAATATCATTCATTGGGGCAGCAACCTCCAAGATACCTCTTGACTTGTTCATATAACCATCCACCTCACATTCCTGTGCGTGAATCGGGAATCTATCATCCAAGGTATTTGCAGGCTCTGCATAGATAATCACTTTCTTATCTACAACCGTAAACACCCAAATCTCAGGGTAATTACTTTCACCCAAACCCCAGTCACTAGGAACCAGTCTCACGTAAATCTCAACCGCATCTACATGACCAACCCGCTTCCCATTCGGAGTCCTTGTACTCTCCTTATTCTGGAAAGCGTTAGCGCCCGTCGAGTTATCCCTCTGAAATCTATCTCCACGCCCTGCCGAAATAAACTCTCTCGCCTTATCGACGTTAAAATAATCTCCGACCTTACCACCTTTTTCAATATCCGTAATACTTAACGACAGCTTACGTCCGAAAAACTCCCCATCATTCAGGTTACACACAGCAACTCGCGGGTCTGGCAGCGCATCATAAGGAAGAATATTATACAGCTTATTCCCCTCATAACCTTTAGTAGTTCGAGTCTTACGGACTTCCTTCATATTACCAGTAGGAACCCCGTCAATAACCTCTTCTTCCTCTTCGAACACAGACTGCTGAAACACTTCTTCATGCCAGAAGTTCCCTATAAAACCAACACCATACCTCAGTATGTCCATCAGCCAAACCATCAGCTTAACTTCCATCGAGCCGGCTTTAACCTGGTACTGCAACAAACTTTCCAGTGCCAATTCTTTATCAGCCCCATCACCATTCAGACTGTCCATCTGAAAAATAGGGTCTCTATTCAGGAACACATTCACCAAATAAGCATGAGCTGTCATCAACTGAGCATAGCTGTAAGGCATAACAACCGATTTGAAGTCCGTATCTCCTGCATCAAACTTCTCAATCGTCCGTTTATCCTTAGCATTCTTCACCTTATACATCTGGTAATACTTCTCAGCCTGTTGCCAACGGGCGTGGTTCTCAGAAGCAAACTCTTCTCCAAGGATAATACGCTCCACTAGTGCAGCAATAATCTTCGAGTGCAGTCCGCCCTCAGTACCATCATAAGGTATTTCCATTATGGTGCTCCTCCATAACTAAGCTCTTGAATTTCATCTTCTACGTAGCCCATATTAGTGTATTCACCCTCGATTACATTGCCTGCAGCTAGTAGTGCCGGATTTATCGCCATTGTAGCAAGGCTCAACGCATCCAGCAAGTCGTCGTGTTTCACCTGAGGATAAGAAATAAACTGCGTATGCAGTTCTGTATGCTCATCCTTTATAGCAATCAACCCATGACTCGCCAAGTTCTGCAACGTATCTTTAATACGTACAAACTTATTCCTCTTATCCTCAATAGGAGTGATAACAAAGAATGTACCTGTCCTCCGCATATGTACTTCCAGGTTCTCCTTCACCGTCCTTTGAAACAAGTGAGTCTCAACCACTACATACTGAGGTCTATACCTCATATAAAACTCAAATATTTTCGCAACCAGTTCCATACTCTGCGGACTTTTCGTCGTATGATACTCTACAACAAAGAACTTCTTACGAGGAATATTAAATGCAGTCATCATAACCACCGCATCATCCAGTTTCTGCGGGTCTCTCTGAACCTTATCATTAAGCGGTGGTGGTGTCGGGTCAACACTCAAAATATAAAGATTCCCATCATCCGGCAACTGCTCATAATCGTCCAACCAATCAGGTACAAACAGCCTCAACTCGCTACTTGTCGGGTTAACCTCCATCTCCCTCATCCATACACTCAGTTTATTCAACTGAATATATTCTGCCTTCTCTTTCTTCAAACTCTCGGTACTAAACTGGTCTTCCCAAACACTATTCCCCTCGCCATCAAAGCAACTATGCACCTGAGTTTTCCAACTAGCCAGCTTCCTGATGTCCATACTCAGGTCTTCTTGGTCAATTGGCGTCTGGAGCATGATACATTTTGCCATCGGATTCTCTTCTTTCCGACACAAACTCTTCATCAATGCACCCCAAAACCTCTCCTTAATCTTCTCCCTCTGTTCAGGCGTAGCACAATTCTCATCATCCAGAATATCATCGCAAATAATAAAATCAGGACGGGCGTCGTCAATGTTCATACCCCGTATCTGCCCTGTAATCCCATATGCTATAAAGTGAATCTCCTGATTTAACACTCCATTATGCAGAGTAATCCATTCATCCGTCCACTTCTTAGGTCTTCCCGTATCTTCATTCAGAGCTTTCGTAATCTTAAACGTCTCTGTCCACTTCTTATTATTCTCAACCTGGTTTTTCAACCACAGAATAGTCTTGATAGCATGGTCTTGCCCCTTACCAACCACTAGAGTTACGTTAGTTTCCCCATAACTCGCCTTCTTCGCACAAGAAACCCTCGTCAAAGTGGTCTTTGCACCACCCCTAAAGATAGCAATCTGTCCATTATCAGGACCATCAATCAATTCAGCGCACTGCTCATGCACCTTCGGACTCTTTTTCTTAAGCGTTTTCGGGAAAAACACTCGACCAAAGAACAATAAATCCTCAGCCCCTAGGTTTATAATCTCCGTCAAACTCAAATCATCGGTATCCATTAAATATCCCTCAGAGCCATCACATTATCCCCGCCTCTAAAAGCATTTTCCAAGTTACAAACGATACGAGGAACCACAGGATAATGTCTGCTTCTTTCAAAATTCTTACAAATCTCTATCCCCCTCACTTCAAACCCAGGAAATAGGAACTTGACCACTGGCATATACACATCATTAATTTGTAACCAAGCATCTTGTGTATGACTCAGCTTACATTCAACAATAGTAACAACACCCTTCCTAACATCCACTATCAGATAATCTGGCGAGCATAGACGGTCACCATTCTGCTGGTCGAAGTAACCAATCCAACTACCAGCAACAACCATATTACCAAACAGTTTCTCCAAATACCAACCGACCTTCTCTTCAAAAAGGAGACCCGCTCTCCTCGCCCCACGATGTTTCTGGTTCAGCGTATAAGCAGGTCTATCAATGAAGGCAGCATCCAATATCACACTATTAGGTTTGAACCGATTCTTATTCCCCACGCTTCACCTCCGTAGCCTGTCCTTCAAAAATCCGCTCCCTTCTTCTTGCATTCGCTTCAGCTATCATCTCAGGAGTAACCCCCAGATTGACTGTAACTCCATTGCCAGTCACGGGCGCTTGCTGCTGACCACTTCCATCCAACCCAGCCACTTTAGCAACAGCTTTAAATGCTTCCACTGCTACTGCATCTGAACTATCCTCGCTATCAAAAATCCGGTCCATCCTGTCCGCGCCTTTCTCCAGCGTAGTATTCATTCTATCATGAATTCGCTGTCTCAGTATCTGAGTCTTTTCTTGCTTAAAGCAGGGACTGCTCATAACGCGACTCACATACACCGGATGACTCCCAACCTTCTCCGCAATCTGCGCTTGGGTAAGCTTCATATCAGCCATATGCTCCAAAAGTATATCCCAGGCGAGCGCTGTCATCTTAGTAACAATTCTCTTCCCATTCTCATCAACCGGAAGTTCCTTCTTCTTCTTTTCAGTTTGAATCACTTCACCAGCTTCATTTGTTGCTCTGCTCATAAAAACCTCCACTAGGTTTAATTGGTAATTTTATACATCATATAAATTTGCAAAACTCATATGTTCCTAATATAACCTCAACCTGTGGAGGTTTCCACTCCCACTTAACAACCCTCACACATTTCTCTCTTCAGGGTTAAAACCCCTCCACTCCCTACAAATCGCATATACCCCTTTCAAACGTCATATAAACGATTCTAACGCTTCCTATTAATAGACGCACAATCACATTGACCTATTCTAAAAACGTCTTAAAACCTTTCCCACGCTTTAGAATAGCCCATCCTTTACGCCCTTTTCCTTTCAATTTTTTGCGTCGTCACATCTTGACAGCACCAGCTCCACCCCGTTTAAACAGCCCAAGTCGCCGGTCGGTTCCCGCCCGCGACTTCGTCTTGGTTTACGTGGTGGGCTGGTTTCCCTGTCAAGACGATGCCTGACTAAAAATCGAAATTAATCAGGGTCGAACTCCACATGTATATGAGTGGCTTCAACTACCACATCCCACTCATCCTCCAATATACTTCTTAGAATCGCAGCTAGTTTTTGCTTCTGCTCATCGTCATACATATTCGTACGCAGGTCGAACGCCAGCCCGTCATAATGCTTACTGCCCTCTTTATGCTTCCCGTCACAAACGGAGGTCACCCACATATTAGGCGCTCCAAACCTCTCATACCCGCGGGCGCACATCAAAAGTCCGTGCATCACTTGTGGCTGCACACCTTTTAAGCTAACTCCAGACTTATAGTAAATATCAATCATTTCATTTCTCCAAGTTTCATTTCAATTTCAGCCAGAACTTCATCATCCGCCCGTTCAACTTTCGGAAGCCCTAACCGTTCACGCAAATAATTCAGGCTGTTCAAACTACTCCTGCTATTCACATCCCAGAAGTCCAACACATTCAACGCCCGCAAACTTTCCAGTACCCGCCGGTAGGCGGCGACACCAGTCGGCAAGGTACACTTCTCTAACTGGAGTAGGTTCATTCCCCAGTCCCCTTCTTACCCATCCCAAACTTATTAACCAGCGCCCGATAGCCGAAGCTGGCAGCGAACACAAGACCCACTAAATACTGGTACCATTCCGGCATCCTCCCTAATACTGCAAACCCCGCATCTACATACTCCACCATGTCAGGGATGAAAGCCATTATTAGCGGAATACTCACTAGTAGCGTGAGCCACTCGTCCTTCCAGCTGTTCGCACTGTTTTCCGCCTGTACTTTATTCCAGTCTTCCTCGGTGGTAAGGGCTTTGACCTCCCGCTCGATTTTAGCTTCCTTAATCTTCTGCCGCCCTTCCAGAAAGGTAGAGCCGAGACCAAGGACGCCCGTCACTAATTTACCAAGAGCCATTAACATATGAATCCTCCTATGTTTATAATCGCAGCTAGGTCAGCCCGCCGAAGGCGGCGCTCCAGACTGCAATGATAATTATAACGGGGAGGGATAGAGGGGACAAGCAACTGGAGTAGTTTAATTTGCAAATCTATAAAATTTTCTCTGCGCACTCGGAAAAGAGGTCGGAAACCCCTGCGCCCTCGCGCACCCTTGGGGG